CAGTAAGCATTTCATCTAAGTCAGAAACTAAAGTTGTAAACGTATCATGTCGTATGTATGGACTGTCTGCATAAGCTAATGCATTTTGTTGGAAAGCTAATAAAGATTTATAAGTTGTATCATTTATATCTGTACCTAAAGCATCTATTAAATCTTTTTTAATTTCTATGTCATAAGGATTTTCAGTTATTCTAGTATAGAACTGTGTAATTAAAGGTCTGTCTTCATCAACTAAATCTAAAGCATTTTGATAATTTTGATAAAGAGTTAATAGTTGTTGTCTTCTATCTACGTCTATAACAATATCTTTACCATCTGCTCTTTTAAAACCAGCTTTCATCCATGTATCAAAATCAGATGGAGAAATATTATGAATACCTCTCTCATCAACAAAAGCAGTCATGTTATCAATGATAGCTTCTACATCTTGTTTTTCATCATAAGCTGTAAGTTTTTCTTCTTGAGTAATTCTTAACATTCTTCTTTGTGTTATTTCTCTTTTTGTATCATTAACTAAATTTTGTACTGATTGCGTGCCTGCCATGTTTGCTCCATCAGCAGTTGGTATATAATCAAATATTTTTAATAATCTTTCATCTTCATAATTAAGTGCAAGATTTTTAATTGTATCTCTAATAATTTCATTTGCTTCACTTGCAGGAAATCCAGTATCAATTAACTCTTGTGCTTGATCGAAAAGATTTTCCGCAATAAAAACTAATCGTTTATCTTTTTCTGGTATTTTTTTGTCATTATATAAAAAGTAATTATTTACAGTTTGCTCATCACCATACCTACCATCATATCCAATATTATAGGCCTCATCTGCAAAATTTACTTTTGTATTTTTTTCTAATTCAGCGACTCTTGCAGTTATATGTTGAGCATTAAGTTGCTCATAAGAAGCCATTGTAAAAGGTAAAAAACCCTCTGCTACATTTACTGGATTGTAACCATCTAATTTATTGTTAGTTTTGAACTCAGCAGAAAACTTATCAAAGAAAATGTTAAATGCTTCAGGGTCAGAGTTACCTAATATTTGTTGCTCTCTATAAGCTTCAAATAATTGTGTTTTAAATAATCTAGCTTTCTTTTTTAAATCTAATTTAACATAAGCATTTACAAACTCAGGTGACGCTCCTGCTGGTATATCTCCATCTTTGACAGCTTTTTTAATATCCTTTTTTGTTTTATCAAATTCTTTTTGTGCATTTGCTTCTTCTTCAACTGTAAAAGTTTTATATTCTTCTGCTTTGTAATTTTGTAATGCAGGATTAAATCTTTCTAAAGAATTTATTAATTGATTAACAGCATCTGATGTAGGTACTCTTGATGGAGCAACAAAGACATCAATAGGTCTTGAATTAATTATTGGTAATTCTTCAAAACCTGAAGTTATCTCTTGAACATCTGCTCGTTGTTTTATTTTTTTAGCCATTATGGATTTTGTATCATGTAGTAGTCTGATTGTTTCTTTAATCTTGCTTTCTCTTCTTCACCTGCTTTCCAGTTGTAGTAGTCAGTTGCATAATTAAATGATGCTGATGCAAAGGTAGGTAAGAAATCAACAGGAGGTATATCTTTTGATCTATACTCTTGTCCTAATCTATAAGCTTCTTTAGCTCGCATAGATTGGAAAGCTTGTGATTGTAAGTTGCTTAAAACTTTATTATCAAACATACCTTTCTGTCTTTGATAATCAGCAATTAATTTTCCAATGACTCCACCAGTTCCTATACCCTCAGCACTTGCCAGTAATCTTGCTTGTGCTTGTTTAGCTTTGATAGCCATTGCATAAGTCTTACTGACTGCTTCTTTTCTACTTTGTCTTATCTTATAATTTTCTGCAGTCTCTTTTAGTATTCTATCGTTCTTAGCTCTTTCGTTTTGTGTTATTGCTTGCTGACGAGCATTTCTATTTGCTTGTCTAGCCTGCATAAACTTCAGACCATTACTGGCAACTGAAATAGCTAATGTTGGTGAACACATATTTTATATCCTTACAAATTCGTAAAAGGGTCTTTTTTCAAAACCAAATTCTTCATGTTTATTTATGAAAGTAAAACCACACCACTTTAACCATTTAATGTGCAACTCATTGCGAGCATCAACATAATTAAATAAAAGTTTGTGATCTTTAGTTAGTACATCAGCAACTGCTCTACAGTGCCGAAGAAATGTCATACTGAAATTATCTTGTATCTTTGGTGAAGCTAAGAGCCACACTTGACCAAGATAAGGATTAATACTACGGACACCGCACAAGCTAACAATTTCCCCCTTTTGGTTAAAGATGCCCAAAGGTATTTTGCTTTGTCGTATGCCCAGAATAAGTGCTTCTTTAGGTTTAATATTTGCATAAGCTTTAATCTCCTCAATGTCTTCTTTTCTAAGATCGTTTGATAAATTTATTGCATCCTGAATGGTTGCAACTTTAATGTAAGGCTTCACTAGCTAGTTGTATTATAATACGCCTGCCACTCCGCACTTACAAAATTACTTGGAAGATAAGAGTCATTTATTAATTTAATTACAAGCTGGTCATTTCTTGATTGAACAGCAAAAGTAAAATCTCCATCTTCTAAGTTTACGCCATTAACTGTAGCACTAGAAACTAATGCACCAGTAAATGTATCTATACTCTCACTTCTTCCTTTAGGAGTAACACTACTTTTAAAAAATCCAGTGTTATCAAAAGTAACAGTCCAGTTTCTTATTTGTAGTCTTCCATCTTTAATAACAGACCTAGTTGAAGTATTTGATTGTCCTTGAACATACTGCTGAGAAAACTCATAAGTAAAAGTATATTGTTCACCAATAAAAAATTTTGATGCACTATAATCTCCACTTACAACTATAGTAGTTCCTCCATCAGTTTGAGAAACCATAGTTATATTTTGTCCAGCAACTACACTGCTACCTGAAACATTACGAGTAACCATCTGCATGGTATTATCTATTGTGTAAGGAAGTGTGATTGTAGTTTGTCCAGTGCCACTGTTAAAAGATTTAGATAATCCTGAAGTACTTTCATTAACTTTTCTATCTAAGTGAGTAAGATAGTTAGCATCACTATCAACATGAGCTGGAGCTGTTTCTATTTTTAATAATTCTAATCCATCAGAATTTTGCATTAAAATAAAAAGTTCACTCTCTATAAAATCTACATTTAATATTTTGTTATCTGTAGAATTACCATAAGTCCACTTATGCCATGCTGACTGTAATTTTTGTCTGTTATTAATATAGAATTGATAGACATAAATTGCGTTCTGCTCTTCTGTAGATAAAGCAACTAAGATATTTTCATTTGTAGCAATAGCCATTTTAAAAATATCTTTTGGTACATACTTTGGTACATGGCCAGTTATATCATTTGCATCATTACTGTCTGACTCTACATTTACAAAGAACTCTCTAACACCTGAAAACTGTCCTTTGTTAAAAGGAAAGTAAACATTACCACCAGCTCCTACTGGTTTAGCTCCAAGAGAAGCTTCAAACTCTGTCGTTACATTTATGTTTACATTTTTAGGTGATAAGAATGTTTGTCCACCACCTAAAACAAATTGTGATTGATCTGAGAATATTAGTAATGTTTCATCAAATGGGATTGCATGTCGTAAAGTAGAAACTTTAGTATGACTTACTGCTATATCAATAGGGTCTGTATCTAAAACAGTTGTTACAGTTTCAGGATGTAAGTCAAAGAAACCACCTGCTCTACTCATAAAAACATTATCACCAGATAAGAAACCTAGTCTGTTTCTAAAGAAGAATATGTCAGATATTTTTTGACCAATAAATTCAGGATGTGGTGATGAATTTTCATCTCCAGCTACTCTACCATTCCATTTAGGCACTGTATAAGTAACACCACTAATTGTGTATGTAGAGCCATCTGCAGGCGTGTATCTAAAATTACCATCTGCAGTCCTTATTAAAAGATGAGGCATTGTAGATGTATTAAAATTATCATCTATCGCTGGCTTTACAGTTTCTCTCCAAACACCTACATCAGTATTATTTGATGACTCGTATTTAACATAATAATTATCAAAGTTGTTTGTTGCTTCACCAACAATTTCTACAACATGACCATTGTTTGCTCTTTTAGGTAAATCACTAAATTTATTTATTGACCCTTTAATTACTTGTGAGCCTTGACTGCCATAACCATCAACAGCAGAAATAGTAAAGTCAGATGCTTTTTCAAAAACTATATCAGTTCCAAGATTTGTAATTGTAAATCCTGACAGACTTCCGATTGCAGATACTAATTGTGTGGCAATGTTTGTTGCATCATAAGTAGTAGCATCATCAGTTGTTGTATAAGAATATGCAGTACCATTAACTTTAATTTCGTATTTAGTATTCGCAACACCTTGCAATACAGAATAAATAGCCTCAAAAGGTCTAGCTGAAGTAGCACTACCAGATAAGGCAGTTGTTTTATTTTTATTAATTATAAAAGTATAATCAGCAATAGTTACTGCTTCAAAATTACTTTTAGGGTCTGAGTCATCTATATAAGTTCCAAAACTTCCTACTGCATCAACAACAGTTTTTTGAACTCCATCTATTGTATAAACTTCTAAGTTATCATCAGTAACAATAACTACATATCTCTCAGATGCATCTCTATTTATTGTATGAATAAATGCATTAGAGACAGTTGAGTTCTTTATTTTTTTTATAAATTCAGTTGGTGGTCTTTTTCTTAATCCCTCTACAACAGAAGAATATCCATTTTCCTGAGCAGTTCCTTGTGAACTTAATCTTAATGTTTCAGGTTGTTGAGATACTCCATTAATTAAATTAGGTATGGCGTTGTTTACTATTCTTCCCATTACTCAGTAATTTTATTTCCTCTATTGATGATGTTAAATGTATCGTAGTTGTTAAAGATAGAATGATTACCAGTTTGTGTTTCTTCTTGTTTAAGTAAAGCTAAAGCATTTGCTTCATCAACACTTGCATATCTGTGAAGTGTATTACCTCCAATAGTTCTATCTTGATAAATTCTTGATGCTCTTAGTGTTATGTATCGTCTTGCATTTTCTGGCAAGTCAGTGAAGTTTAAATATAAAATTACATTAGCATCTAAAGCTTGATCGAATGTAAATGTGTTTCCTACTTTATTAAATAAAAAGCTTCCTTGTTTTATGACATCAAATTCTGTTGGGGTGTATTGATTAATATTTAAATCAACTCGCATAATATTTTCTGCAAGTGGTATTTTAGAGTCAGTATCTAATGATAAAGTATATTTTGTTCTTGAATTAAAATGCCATCCAGCACTTTGCACTTCTCTATTGATTTCATTTAAAGTGTTTTTTGCCAGTGATGCATCAAGAGGTAACGTACCAGTAATACTATTTACTGGAGCTTCACCTATTGTAGCAAGCATACTATT